TTTACATTCTCCACATGGTATTTCTATATAAGATAAACGCCTATCTCTAGGCGTTTCTTTTGTATATCCGTTTTTTTTTGTTGGTTGGTATCTTTTATTCTTTATGATTATTTTATTTTTACACATTTTTATTTTCCTCCTTTCTTCTTTAAGAATCCGAATTTTAACAGGGAATCTACACCTCCTTGTATTGCATCTAATATCATTCTTTTTTCTTGAAGTTCTAGCTCTTGCCCTTTTACTTCCATTTCTTTTATTAATCTTTCCCCTAGAGTTTTTGCATTTTCTTTGGCTGCTTCTGCTGTTATTTGTCTTGTTATTACGTCTTTTTTTAACGCTTCTAACTGTTCGCCTACTGCCTCTATGTTTTTGTTTGTCTCTTTTGTCTTTGCGATTCCTAGTGCTATTTGAACCTCTAAGTTCGTTACATTTTTTATCGTACTTTCTATTATTGCATCTTTTGTTTCCTTTTTTATTTCTGTTTCCATCATTGCCTGGTTTAACTCTTCCATTGCTTTTTGTGCTATGGCTGTGCTTCTCACCATTTCGTTTGCTCCTATTTCTACGTTTTGGGTTTTTAGGCTTTTCTCTAGGTCTGCTATCTCTTTGTTTGTTTGTTCTATTTTTAACTCTATTGGTTTCTTTGATGCTTCTCCTGCCTCTTTTGCTGCTTGTGCTATTTTTAGTGCTGTATCTGCTTCGGTATTGCTTACTTGAGCTTCTATTGCTCTTGCTTGTAATCCCATTGTTACGGCTTGTGTTCCTGTGTTGTTTACTCCGCTATTCCCTTGACTTTGACTTGTTGCACTTGCTCCGCCTCCCCCATACATTAGAGCTTTGTTTAATCCTGCGTTTTCTATTTGTTGCCCTTGAGCTTCGTATCCTGTTTTTCTCCACATTTCCAGTGCTCTTGTCATGTTGTTATTTGCTGCTGCTTCATTGTATTGGTATTGAAGCCCCATCATTTCTTTTTCATACTCTCTTTGTTGTTTCTCTTTGTTCTTTCCGGATATCCAGCCTCCGATAGTTTTTCCTAGTCCTATGATTCCGCCGGCTATCGCTCCCGCTGCTGTTCCTACCCCTGGGATAACGCTTCCTATTGATGCTCCCGTTCCTGCTCCTTCTAAAACTCCCATGTCTTAATTTTTTGATGGTTTAACTTTTTAATTTTCTTCGCTCTTCTTTTCCCTAAAGTAAGAGTGTTTATATACTTGATATATATAGGCTACATGCGCTTTTTCATTTTTTTTAAGTAGGGAGTATGACCCCCTACTTTTTCCATGTAGCCATTTTAGTTATTTTTTTTTACTAAAATTCAGTCATTTAAAAAACGTTATGCAGTTTCTTGATTTTCATTTTTATCAGCTTCTCCTTGCTTGTCGCTATTTTTATCTTCTACTCCTGTATTTCCGCTTCTTAAATATTCTGAGGTTTTGTAGTTACTTATTTTCCCCATTGCTTCCATTGCTATCATGAATCTATCTGTTCTTATGTTATATTCAGGGTTTACGCCTGTTTTTTTCTCTGTGTAGATTAATGGCACTTGGTCTTTTATTGGTTCTTCTTGACTTAATAACCTTGCTACTTTTATCTCTATTGGTTCTCCTTTTTTAGGAGTTTCTGATTTTATTTGCTTTGTTGCTTTGATATATGTTCTTTTCATATTCTTATAAATTTGGAATTTGTTTTGCTGATATATTTCTTCTTACTTCCATTTGTACGGCTGTTTGTACCCAGAAGTTTTGTGCTGATAGTGACACGTCTGCAAAAATTTGATTGTATTTTGATGGGTCTATATATGTTGATAAGTCACTGATTAGGCTATCGTTTTCCTCGTCTCTTTCATAGTTTCTATTCATTACCATGAAGTCCTCGCTTTCTCCTGCTGCGAATTCTCCAAATGTTTTATTAAAGTTTGTCATGTAATTAATCCATGCTACGGTTTTTCCTGCTTTTGTATCTGATACTTTTTCCCCTTTATTGTATTCTGCTGTCCAATATGCTCTTTGTTCGTTCATACTATCCTCGAATCCAATTCCATCAAAAGCGGGTTTATGAAAATCGTCCATGTTTTTAATATTTGTCATATCCCAGTCGTTTCCTTGACTATAGTCTATCATTGGAGTAATTGCTACTATCCCTATTATATAGCTTGGTTCGGATATTTTCATATATATTTCTCCATCTCCCTTTTGTTGAGTGGTTACGCCTCTTCCTGCTAGTGTTCCTAAAGGCTCTTGCTCTGTTCCTGCGTTCGAAACTACTTCTTGGAACTCTATTAATTGTGTCATTCCCCCTTCAAATAAAGGTGTTTCGGGTCTTTCGATATAATTACCTGCTGTATACGCTGTCTCTAACCAATCTTTATATGTATTTCCGCTTACTGCAATTCTATTTAAGAAGTCATATACTTTTTGCGCTAGGTTTAGAGCGTCCATTGATAATTTATTATCTACAATAGCTACGTTACTTGCCTCGTTGATTCCTTTTGCGCCCTCTATTAGTTCTGTATTCACCCAATTTTGGAATACGTCGCTATCGTAGGTTTTTACAGCTAATCCTGCCATTACTGTCGGATTTGAAGCAATATCTTTAAATAGGCTTATTCCTACTCCTGTTGCTTCGCTTTCGTCTGTAATTTCTAATACGGTATCGCCTTTTGTAGCTAAGATTCTATCTTTTAGTGTTTCTAAATCTTCTAGTTTGTATTTTTTTAGCTTGATTATTTTCTTTAGCATTGTTCTATCTGCCGAAAATATACAAGGATACCAATTTCCTGTTAACACTTTATTTATTACAAATGTTTCGTCTGCGTTGTTCCATGTACCTAGTGCATCCATCGAGCGGCTTGTCTGAGTTCCTACCTGTACTGTCTTAAAAGTTAACACCATGTTTTGGAATATAAGTCTTTTTTGTGCGCTTGTTAGTGTTTTGTCTTCTATGGATAATACCATTTGCCCCGTCACTAAAATATTTTCTGCGCCGTAATCGTTTCCGCTATAAAATACTCTATTTTCTGTATTATTATTCCATGTTGCTTTTAGTATTAATTGGTCTTCTCCTACTCCGCTTGCTACGTAGAATGATTCTTCTTGTGTATTGGCAAAATAGTTCTTGAATATATCGAAATACATTAAAAGCGGTGTTCCTTGGAATGCGGCTTTATCATTTGTTTCTTTCCCTCTTGCTCCTTTTATTCCTAGATAAAACGGTAAACTACTAGGGTTGGTTTTTATTTCGAAATTTCCTCGAGCTGAGTCTCCACCTCCTGTTCCTTGAAGTGTGAATGTTGGTAGTTTTACTTCTTTCATTCTTGACCCTATCCCTGTTCTGTTATTGTGAAGCCAACTATTATATAATCTAATTGGGCATGAGAATACAAAGTGTTGTAATTTATAGCTTCCGAACAATGGTCCTAGTGTTGGATGTGTCAAAGTTCTGTTAATTAATTTGATTCTGAAAATATCGCCTTTTTGTGCTGGTATTTTCATAAATGGCGTTAATAGTCCGGGTGCCATTGTCGACCTAAATACAAAACTAAGGTCGTGTGTACTCATTTCGTATTCTTTCAGACTTAAGGACATTTTTTTATTGTCCCCGATAGTGTTTTTTCCTAAATTTACTTTCATAATTTATTCTCCTTTCTTTTCGTTTTCTATGGTCTTTAATACTTGAATTGTATATACATTAAGATTAAAAATTAGTTCCCAAGGTTTGCTTTCTATATATTGTTCTGCTTCTTCCTTTGTGTTGAACTCTTCTTGTGACGCTATTTCGTCTTTAATACAGATTATGTACTTTTCTTCTTCTACGTTTTTTTTCTGAACTCTAAAAAATGATTGTTTTTCCATTGTTGATTTTTTTTAAAAATTATTATTTGTTTTTACATTAGTAGAGTCTGCTTTTAAGGCATTCTCTATTTTTATTTTTACCTCTTTATTTCTTCCACTTACTTGGATTCTTGTTACACTGCATGATATTATTAGGGCTATCATAAAACAGCATATTATTATCATTGTATAACTTTTCTTCATATAGTGTTTTTTGTTTTAAGATTTCTATTTCTTTTCTTGCCTCTTTGTTAATACTAACATTTATTATTTTGATGGTTCTTTCTATTATCTTTTTGTCTAGACCTCCTTTCTTTTGTATTTCTTTTAATTTGATTATACTATTTACCCCGTATTCCTTTTTTATTATTTTAAATGCTTCAGCAATTGAATTAGCTTTGCTAGGTACATTATTAATCTCAAAACTTTTTTCATATTTACTGTTTCTAATCTTTTTGAACATATTTTTTTCTATTTCTCTTTTCCAAAGTTCTATAAAAATATTTTTATTCTCATCATTTTCTATAATTTTTTTATCTTTATTATCTATTTTGTATTTTTCTTGTTCTCTTTTTGCTCTTTGTTCACTTTCCTTTATTTTTTTTAATAGTGTTTCTTTATCTAAGTTCTTGTATTCAATTTCCTTTTTAATTTTCCTTATTTTTTGCCCTAGAGTTCTTTCTTCTTCCTTTATTGGTTCTAGTCTTTCCGTTATGGCTCTTTCTTGAATTAAAAATCTGTTGTATTCTAATTCTGTTTCTAAATCGTATCCTTTAAATACTCTTGAGTTTATTCTTCTTTTATTCTCGTCTAATATACTTAGTAGTATATTTTCTCTTTCTTCTGTGGTATATAATTTTTCTTTATAGTATTTTATTAAATATGTTTCTCTTCCGTCTAAATATTCCATTTTTGTGTTCGCTTTTATCTCTCCGTTCTCCTCTTTGTATTTATAGAATCTTTTATTTTTTTCTATAAAACCTATTCCTATTTTTTGTGATGCTAATACTTTTGGCTTAAACTTTTTAAAGTTTTCATTTTCTTTTAACATGTATTTTGTTATATAGTTTATTGTTCTCCCCTGGTCTACATATCCTAGATAATTCCATCCAAAATCCCATTCTCTTTTTATTTTGTCTTTTATATATTTAATGTCTTGGTTTTCTTTTATGAAGAAAATCCCGTGAATATGTATTCTTCCTTTTTTACTTCCTAATTCTGTTATACACCAGTGTGTTAATTTGATGCCATATTTCTTCCTTAGTCTTTCTAAGAATAGTCTATTCGCTTTTGTCGCTATGTCATTTTCTTCTTTTACCCCGTATTGTTTTTTTATATTTTCGATAGCTTCATCACTGAATGTTCCTGTAAAGAATATTGCCGATTTTGAATCTAATAATTCGTTTTCTATTCTTATTCTCCACATTTCTTTTCTTTTCTTCTTACATTCTTTACATTCTCCACATGGTATTTCTATA